TTTATTTAAAAAAATTAAATATTTTGTGTCTAATTAAACAAAACAAGAATACTCTTTATAAATTATGTCGTCAACAGTTTCTGAATGTCCAATTTGCTTTGAAGCTCTTGGAAAAATACATCGCACAATACAATGTGGTCATAAGTTCCACCACAAATGTTTGAAAAAATGTGAATCTAATGAAGTAAATAATCATAGATGTCCATATTGTAGACAACAATATGATAATATGGTTTTGAGAAAAAGGAAAATTTTTCTTACTAAAAAAGAATTAGAACAAAAAAACAAATTCAGTACTGAGATTAAACAATTACTAGATAAATGTGTAATAGCGAAAGGGGTTAAAAATAGGTTTTTAAATACTTTACAAATATACAAAAAAATGTATGATAATATCAATATATTGAGTAATCCAAAATTTGAATTTAATAAATTTTTAGTAGTTGTTAAATCAAAAGCTACTGAAATAACAGAACAAATTAATAATGTAATAAAAGAACAAGGAATGAATTATATTGGAAAACAAAATTTTGATAACTGGGTTTATTATAGAGAAAAGGTTGTGTCTAACATTTAGATTAATTAAACCAAATGATATAAAAAATTAGAAAAATAAAATAAGATAAAATAAAATTTTTTATTTATTTATTTATTTATAAACCATTTTTATTTATTTATAAACCATTTTTATTTATTTATAAACCATTTTTATTTATTTATAAACCATTTTTATTTATTTATAAACCATTTTTATTTATTTATAAACCATTTTTATTTATTAAATTTCAAATATAATAACTTAGGCATTTACTTTAATTCTTGGAGCAATACACATTGATTCTAGCTCTTGAATAAGTAATTTACAAGCATAGGGAATTCTTACTTCTGCAAAATCAATATAATTCTTACATTGACCACATTTATAAATATTTTTATCTGGATTCACTGAACTAATCAAACCACAAGTATTACAAACAAATGCCCTATAATTATCTGATACATCCACCATCCTCTCCTTCAAGAATTGTAGACTTCCATGAGAAATCATACAATCACGTTCCATCTCTCCAAACCTCAATCCACCATCACGAGCCCTACCTTCAGCAGGCTGTCTAGTAAGTAATACCATAGGTCCTGTTTCTCTTGAATGGATTTTATCTTCAACCATATGTTTAAGACGCTGATAATATGTTGGTCCAATAAAGATATTACAATCAAGCTGTTTTCCATTAAAACCATTGTACAATACTTCATTACCATTCCTTTCAAAATTATGCATTTCCAATACCTTTGAAATACTCTCAACAGTTGTATTCATAAATGGTGTTCCATCACCATAACAACCAGTTAATGAACATGCCTTTCCCATAATACATTCAATCAACTGAGCAATAGTCATACGACTAGGAATAGCATGTGGATTAACCACAATATCAGGACGGATTCCATCTTTTGTAAATGGCATATCTTCTTCATTAATAATCATACCACAAGTTCCTTTTTGTCCATGACGAGATGAAAACTTATCACCAATCTTTGGAATCCTTACAGATCTAACACGAACCTTGCAAAATTTATGACCTTCACCATTTCTGTTTGTATAAATCTCGTCAATATATCCTGATTCATTATTTCGCAAAAATGTACTGCTATCCTTATAAATATATTTCTCATTTTTGTCCTTGTTTTTAATTGGCATTACCTTACCAATAATAATATCATTTGATGTAACATATTTATTAATATCTACAAAACCATTTGAATTCAACTTTTCGTAGTGTCCAGGCTTCATACCCTTTGTCAAATTTGGATCTGGTTTTGTAAATTTTTCTTCTTGACCAGAAGACTGGATTTTCTTTTCATCATCTTTGTATGTTCTATAAAATGTTGAACTAAACAATCCTCTTTCAATTGAACCACGATTTATTAAAACTGAATCTTCCTGATTATAACCACTATAACAAGCAATTGCTACAATAACATTTAACCCATTTGGAACATTATTTGATGGTAGCAATGAATCAATACGAGTATTAACAATAGGCTTATTTGGATAATACAAGATATGACCCATTGTATCCATTCTATTCCTAAAATTTGTCATGTAAATACCCATTGCCTGTTTACCCATAGCAGATTGATATGTATTTCTAGGAGATTGATTATGATTTGAAAATGGAATCATAGAAGCCAATACACCCAGAATCAATGATGGATGAATCTCACAATGAGAATATTGAATCTTACTCTTTTTCAAATCATTACCATTCATACAAATCAGCTTGAAATGGGATTCTTCACTATCAATATATTCAATACAACCTTCTTCAATCTTTGGTGTAATAGCACTTGAATCATTATCCAAATCCAAATCCTCTTGGAAAACATCACTTTGATTCAATGATTTTACAAGCAAGTTATTAAATGTATATTTCCCAGTGCTAAGTTTATTAATATCTTCTTTAGTAATTCTTAAGTTATTATCATCAAGAATATACAATGGTCTACAACATCTTCCACTATCACAATAAATGTTAATTTCATTAAGTGTAGAATTAAAAGATATTGAAGTATAAATATTAATCATACCTGTGCGCTTATAAAATAATAGCTTACTATAAACATCTTTAACATTTTCAGTAACATAATTGAATGTTCCATTTACAAAGATTTTCACTTTATCAAATATATCTACTACATCCAAATTTGATACTTTTGTAACATCTTCCATCTTATTTATAATTCCAAAAATAATATCAATATTACTTCCAATTGTAATATAACTCATAATGGCAAGATTCTTCACCAAACCTACAGACCCACCTTCTGGAGTTTCTGTTGGGCAAATAATACCCCATTGAGAATTGTGAAGCTTTCTTGGAGGAACCAATTTACCTGTTTTCTCTGTTGGTGTATTAACCCTCCGAAGATGTGATAGTGTACTGCTATATGTCAATCTACTCAATACCTGTGCAATACCAACCTTGCTATTATTTGTTTTGATTCCCCAATTACCAGTTGCCAAACCATATTTCAACCCAGATTCAATTGTTGTGGATTTAACAATCTTATAAAGGTTGTTGTCATTGATTACATTAGAAATTGAATGATTTTGCGAATTATAATTCTTCCAAGGACCACTATTCAACTCCTTCATAATAGAATTTCTCATATCCTTAACCAACTTTGTAAAGTATTGTCTAAACAATGTTGCCATCAAATAACCAGATGTTTCAACCCGCTTGTTACAATAACTATCACGATCATCATATTCAATCTTATTGGTAAAACACAAATACAATTTATTAACCATATAACCCAGATACAATGCCTTATCTCTCATATTCATACCAACATGACTCAATACATCTCGTTCCATCATTTCACGAAACAATACAATCCTTCTTTCTCTTGTAAGTCTAATATCTTTTGGCTGTCCCAAAATTGTACTACTCTTCAAAATATATTCAAGGGCATCTGTTTGTGAAATTATAATAGAACCTTCATGAATACTTGGTTCCAACCACTGTAGAATATCAGGATTATCATTATATTTATAGCAAATATGCTTCAAAATATCTTTGTCACTCAACACACCAAAAGCTCTAAACAATATAAACAATGGAATGTCATTCTTACAATGTGGGATTGTTACTTTTAATGTTCTTCCTGATAGAGAATCCTTTGAACTATATTTTACACTAACATTCTTAGGTGTGTTGAAACCATAGTTTGATACCGATTTTACTTCAGCAATGTGACTATATTTCGAACTTGATTTACTTGACTTAAAAACATAAACCTTATTTTCTGCAATCTTTTCTTGACACACGATTACCTTTTCATTACCATTTACAATAAAATATCCACCCAAATCATAATTACATTCATCATTGTTTTCATTTACAAAACTATCAGAATTGAGTAGACAATATTTTGAGCGCACCATCAAAGGTATTTTACCAATATTAACCTTTTTGATTGTTTTACTACTAATAAGTTTCTTTTCATTTTGTGGGTCTTCAATAACTTCAATATTTAAATCAACACTAATATTACATGAATATGTAAGGTTTCTAAGGCGCGCATCATTTGGATACATACGCTTTGTACTTCCATTATTTTCATTAATAATAGGATAGTTATAATAAATATTCCCAAACTCCAATCTTATTTCATTTTTATAAATATTTTTTTCAACATCATAATCACTATAAATTGATAGAGGATTAAATTGCTTAACAATTTCCTCTACCTTGTTATCCATAAAATCATCGAATGATTCAATATGATGCCTTACAAGTGAATTGTAATTGTTTTCTTGAATAAATTTTGATATAATCTCCCAGTTATCTTTGTCATAATTGAATTTGTCGAGTTTAGACATGATTAATTATTCAAATTTGTATTAAAAATAAAAATCAATTTTCTTAATTTAATCATAAAATAAACTTTAAATAAATAAAACGCTATAAAAATTAAAATAAAATTTATTTAAGTAATTTAGTATTTACAAAATAAGCAATTACTATAAATAAAATAATTAATGATATAATTAAAATTGTATTGTTTTGTATACCACACTTCTTATTTTTATTATTGATTTTATAACTAATATTTGTAAATTCTTCAATATTATTCATTGTTGAAAACCCTTCAATACTATTTTCATTACTTTTTGTATTTTTATTACTATTAGGAATTTCATAGTTATCATCATTAAAGTATTTTTCATCTATTTTATCTTTTGTTAAATATGTTTTCTTTTTAATATATAAATTACTATCTCGTAAATCTTCATTATAATTAATTAGTTTTTTAAAATTAATATTTTTATCATCATAGTTTTCATAATCTTTCTTTAATGATTCATCGACTGAAGTATCAATACTTATTGGCCTCAATTCAGGATATTTAGATAAATAACTATTATATTCTTCTTCATCATATTTTTCATAATATTTTTTATGTAAAAATGTTCTTATTGATTCTCTTGCTACAGACTTATGATTTTTCATCAAAGTTTTAAGTATTGTTTCACCATATTTATTTATAGAATGTATTTCTGAACCATTATCAACTAATAATTTAACAATATTAAAATTTAGTTTTTTGCCAAGAACAGCACTATGAAGTGGTATTTCCCCATATTTATTTTTCTTTAATAATGAACCATTACCTCCATTATCTAAAATAACTAATACTGTATTATATGAACCTGACCTAACAGCACTATGTAAAGAAGAATCACCTTTATTATTTTCACAGTTTGCATTAGCTCCTAATTTAAGTAGTTTATTTACAGTATCATAACTTCCTTTTAAGGAACCAATATGTAATGGACTATTACCATCTTTATTTACTAATGATAAGTTAACATTTCTAGATAATATATAATCAACACATCTTTGTGCATTATAATATAATGCTTCGTGTAAAATAGTATTACCTGGATATCCATATTGTAAAACTTCATTAATATTATTTCTATTATCTTCGTAATTTGCCTTTAAAAATTCAACATTATCATTTTTAGTTGCTTCTATTAAGTAATAATGTTTTGTAATAATTTCATTTTTATTTTTTATTTTATCTATTTCTAAAAATACACCACTATTACTACATTTAGCTGTATAACAATCTGATACTAATTTATCTAAATCAACATTATTTTTTTCATCAATATCTTCATCATTTATATTCAATAATTTACAGTATTCATAACCAGTTGGTTTTCTTGGAGTACCTTGTTCATTATCACAACTATTACCTCTACAAACTTTCATATTAGTTATTTTATTATTACATTTTTCTACAATAACTGAATCATACTTATTTTTTATATTATCTGGTAAATAATCAACAATATTATCTAAAGCTACATCATTTGGATCACAGCATCTTTTATTTTTGGCATTTTTATTTGTTGCACATTTATTTGAAAATCTTGTTAATAGATTATTTTTTTCTTTTTCTGTAAAATTTTTATTTGTATCAGGATTAATACCATCTAATCTTAACAAACTATATGGTATATGTCCAAAATTACATGTATTTTCATCTATAACACACGCGTTTTTACTTAAAATATCACCGAGTCTTCCATTTACATTTGTTTCTTGGAATTTAATACTTGGTTCTGTTATTGATGTATAATCTTTTTTATTTGCTATAAATTTGAAGAATGATTCATCTGATTCATTATATTTTTTCAAATGTACAACATTATCATCTAATGTAATACCATTTTGCAATCTATTGTATAAATTATTTAGAATTCTATTTTGGTCACTAATATTAACATAGGGATTAGTCATTTCAATTACAACTTCAACAACACTTGTTGGTTCTGCGTTGAATGCTTCAATATTATAACAATTGTAGGTAACACTATAATTAGTGTCAAAATTTAATGCTTCTTGAATTAAATAACTAACATTGTTCCTTAAATTTGTTTGTGTTGATTCATTTGCATTACATCCTAAATTAACTAAAAATGATATTATTGTATTTTCAACAAATGATGTTGTTGTAGCACTTCCTGATGTAACATTATTTGTTACACTTCTTATAGCACTTGTAGTCATCATATCTGATCCTAAACTTGTAGTCATCACATCTGTTCCTAGACTTGTAGTCATCACATCTGTTCCTAGACTTGTAGTCATCATATATGATCCTAAACTTGTAGTCATCACATCTGTTCCTAGACTTGTAGTCATCACATCTGATCCTAGGCTTGTAGTCATCATATCTGATCCTAGACTTGTAGTCATATCTGACGCAGATGTCATAGCATTAGTTGTTAGGGCATTAGTTGTCATAGCATTAGTTGTTAAAGCATTAGTTGTTAAAGCATTAGTTGTCATAGCATTAGTTGTTAAAGCATTAGTTGTTAAAGCATTAGTTGTCATAGCATTAGTTGTTAAAGCATTAGTTGTCATAGCATTAGTTGTTAGGGCATTAGTTGTCATAGCATTAGTTGTCATAGCATTAGTTGTCATAGTATTAGTTGTCATAGCATTAGTTGTTAGGGCATTAGTTGTTAAAGCATTAGTTGTTAAAGCATTAGTTGTTAAAGAATTAGTTGTCATAGTATTAGTTGTTAAAGCATTAGTTGTCATAGCATTAGTTGTCATAGTATTAGTTGTTAGGGCATTAGTAGTTAAGGCATTAGTTGTTAGGGCATTAGTTGATAGGGCATTAGTAGTCATATCAGTAGTATTTGTCATATCATTAGTTGTCATAGCATTAGTAGTTGTGAATTTTTCAAGTTCAGTCTTAAATAAAAGACTAATCGCTATCATAACTATCATTAGTAGTATAATGATTTTCATTATTATAATATAAGATATAAAAATATAAAAAAAATTAAAAAAAATATAAATTTCCAAGTATCTTAAACATTAATAGTATTTACAGATGAACCTTTCTTAAAGAGTATCTTACGATTATTAATTAATTCAAAAATCAAAATGAATAATATTATTAATAATATAGTAACCAAAAAAACTATAACATATTTTGATACTCCCATATCTTTCTTGGTTTCTCCATTTATAGCATTATTTAATTCTTTTGATAATTCATCATTAATTTCATAATCTTCTTCTTCATTTAATCCTTCTTCATTTAATCCTTCTTCTTCATTTAATGCTTCTTCATTATTAACATTTATAGCATTATTAGCTATAACGTTATTAGCTACAGCATTATTAACATTTACAGCGTTTAAAGCATTATTAGCATTTACAGCATTATTAGCATTTACAGCGTTATTAGCATTTACAGCGTTTAAAGCATTATTAGCATTTACAGTGTTTAAAGCATTTACAGTGTTTAAAGCATTTACAGTGTTTAAAGCATTATTAGCATTTACAGCGTTATTAGCATTTAAAGAGTTATTAGTATTTACAGCGTTATTAGCTACAGCATTATTAGCATTTACAGCGTTATTAGCTACAGCATTATTAGCATTTACAACATTATTCATATTTAATCCATTTAATACATTGTTTAATTCCATTGTCATCCCATTTACAGGTAAAACATTATTTTGTGCATTTACTGGCATAGATGCATTTAATGAATTTACTTTATTGTTAATTACATTTTGTGTTGGTTGAGGAATATTAACAACATTATTAACTGAATGTTGTAACATATTTTTAACTGACTCTACATTATTTGGGTCAAAGTCATTACCATAAACATTTTTCTCAATTTGATTTATTTTTCTTTCTAATAATTTAATTTTATTGTCTGGTGAATATACAATTTCACTATTCATATACTCGTCATAAAAATATGGATTATCATTATTATTTCTTAAAAAGTGTCTATATTTATTTCCATTCATTTTTACTGTTTTTTCAATAAAAAGATTCTTGGCTTTACCAAAACCAGCAAATTCATATTCATACATTCTTGGTTGTCCTCTATTATCTGTTGTTTCTAAAACAAACTTTTTATTATTAATATTAGCACTTATTAAATTAAGTTTTTCTTGTGATTCTGAGCTTAAAACATTATTAGCTTCATTTATTGTATTCAATACTACACTATCATTTGTCATATTAACAATTCTTTCTTGTGTGTCGCGTGTACTTACAACAACTGTAACAGTATTACTACCTTCATTAACTAAAACATCAACTATATTATTAATATTAATATAATATGGATGATTTGCTAATACTCTTACAATATAGTCTGTTAATACTTCTGGGGATAATTTTGAAACATCTGTATCAAAGTTTAAATCAACCTTGTATAATGTTTCATAATCTTCTAAATTAGATTTTACTATTTCATTATTTTGTACTTGAGTAGTCATATATAAAATAGTATAATAAAAAAATAATATTATTTTTCAATAAATTCATAATTACATAATGGACAATTATTATTTAAATCTAACCATTCATTAATACATTCTTCGCAAAATTCATGGTTACATTTCGTTACTACATATTCACAAAATTCTGATACACATATTGGACAAGTAATTTCTTTATCATTTTTTTTTTCTAAAAATTGTTCTTTATTTTTAATTCCTACATTCACATTTCCTATTGTATTTGATAAATTTGTCAATTCTTCATATTCATCTTCAATTTCATCTTCGTCTTCATTATTAAACCCAAAATTAAATAAATTGAAAAAATTATTTCTATCTTCTTCATTATTTAAATTAAAATTAAATACTTGTTGATTTTGTTGATATGCATTTGTATTAGCTGATTGTGTATTTGTTTCATCATTTACTTCTAATATATTATTTGTATTATTTTCATCTTGAACATCTAAATCAATATTATTTGTATTATTATCATCATCAACATCTAAATCAGTATTATTTGTTATATTTATTGGTAAATTTAAATTAAAAAAGAAACCTTCTTCAAAATTATTTAGATTTTGATTATTTAGATTTTGATTTTGATTATTTATGTTTTGATTATTTATGTTTTGATTATTTTGATTTTGATTGTTATTATCTAAGTTTTCATTACTTTCATTATTTTGATTTCCATTACCATTTAAAGGAGGTGGTTGTGGAAGTTGGTGATACAAATTATTTTGTAAATTCATTAAAATATTTAATAATTCTTGATGTGGATTATTTATATTATTGTCATTATCAATATTTTGATTTTGATTTCCTAAAGTAAACAAGTTTTGTAATGGATTTCTACAATTATTTATATGATCATTATAATCATCAAAATTAACCAAATTATTACAAACTTCACATGGTATTAGGTCTTCAAATTCTTTAGAAATATAATTATTTTCACAAATTAGCATATGTTCTTGTAAATCTTTAACTTCTAAATTACAAATTGAGCATTTTTGCATATTATTAATTATTTACTAATATTATTTATTATTTATTATCTTTTTATGTTAGTTATTATTTGTTTATTTTTTTATTAATTTTTATTAAATGAGTGAATTTAAAATAATTAAGATTCAGAAAAAAGAAAATAGTATGTCTAAAAAGAATCTTTATAAACAAATATTATCTTCTTCAAAAAAAGTTAAGGATATAATTAGTAATAGAAAGTTCGATTATCTAAATAATGTTGTTATTAATGACCAATTAGTTAATATTAATAATTATGAATCAACACGTGACTTAGAAAGAAAAGCAAAAGAAGAGACAATAAATAAATTAAGAATACAAAAAGAAAAAGAAGAAAAATCAGAAATACAACTACTTATTGAAAAAGAAAATATAGAAAAACAAAGGCACCTAGAATTAGAAAAACAAAAGCAAAAGCAACTAGAATTAGAAAAACAAAAGCAAAAGCAACTAGAATTAGAAAAACAAAAGCAAAAGCAACTAGAATTAGAAAAACAAAAGCAAAAGCAACTAGAATTAGAAAAACAAAAACAAAAGCAACTAGAATTAGAAAAACAAAAGCAAAAGCAACTAGAATTAGAAAAACAAAAGCAAAAGCAACTAGAATTAGAAAAACAAAAACAAAAGCAACTAGAATTAGAAAAACAAAAGCAAAAGCAACTAGAATTAGAAAAACAAAAGCAAAAGCAACTAGAATTAGAAAAACAAAAGC